ATTCAAAGACGTGAAGCAGCTTTACAAAAAATAGATCCAGATGCTTTTAGAGAATACTCTAAAACTAAACCTAGATTTGATACAAAGATTTTACCATTCAAAGAATTAAACGCAGAAGGAGGCATCGTTGGCTTATATATTTGATCCCATACGTAATACATTTGTAGATGACGAAGACACAAGTCTTGGTAATAAACTTGCGTTGAACGACGAAGAGTTTGAAGAACTGTTAAAGATACCTGGTGTGTTTAGAGCAAGCGAAGCTCCAAAACCACCTAAGACTATTGAAAGAGAAATGTTTCAAAATGCGTTTAAGGATAACAAAGCACAAGGAGGCATGATTAGACAAAACTTTGCACTTGGTGCTGCCCCTTTTGCTGCTCCTGTACTATCGTATCCTGCAATGTTAGGTGTTGCTAAAATTTTAGGTATTACCACAACAGGTTTAGGAGCTAAAGAATTAGGAGACAAAGTTACTGATTACATAAGAGAAAACCCACAAGTTTTACAAGACCCAAGATTTCAAGCAACTGCTTTAGCTTTTGGTTTAAACATACCAGGAGTTATTGCACCTGATGCAGAGGAGATGGAAAGAGAATCAGAAAAAATTAGAGAGATGACTAAGCCTACAGGTTTTCCTGCAGAGACAGAAAAAATGCCAATTAAGACAGGAGATAGAATAAAACCTGAAATAGATACAAAAGAATCTTTCCCTGCAGGAGAAAATATTAAACCTGTGGTAGAGAGTTTTCCTGCAGAAACAGAACAGCTTCCAATTTTTTTTGAAAGTAAAAAAGCACCTGGAGAATCTAAAAAAGAATATGGTAAAAAAGCTTTAGAAGATTTAAATCCTGAAACTTTAACAGACATTAATACAATAATTAAAGATTATAGAGATTTAAAAACTAGACCAGCAGGTATTTATGATGGAAGATTTAGAAAAGCTAGTACGCAACCTAGATTTAAAGAAGAAGACAAAGTAGAATTAGTCGAATTAGTTATAAACAAGTATAAAGAAAAAGAAAATAAATTACCTTCTGCAACAGAACTACAAGCATTTTTACCTTTTATTAATGCTAATTCACTTGCTAAAAAATATAATATTGAATTAGGTAAACGAAAAGCTGATTTTGATAGAACAGATCCTGAATACATCGAGAATGTTAGAAAAAATAAAAAATTAAAAGCAAATCAAAATAGCACAATTACAAATTTTGCAGGTGAAAATTTTTTTCCAGACACTATAAAATTAAAAGATGGTTCAACAGTAAATGCAGAAAAATTTTTTATAGATAATTTAGTAAAAAGAACCGAACTAGGTCCATCTAGAATAGGGACATACGATACTGTATTAAAGAACAAAGATTTAGCAAAATTGTTTAACACTAATGAAAGAAAAATAGAAGAGGTAATTAAAAATATAAGAAAGAGTTCAGATTTTACAGCTGACTATCCAGAACCAAGACCTAGTAATTATGGTCAAAAAATAGCCTTAGAAAGAATAAAAGAGGCAAGAAAATTTTTAAAACCAAATGAATTGGCAAATATTAAATTACAAGAAAGACATCTTAAATCTGTAAATGATTTATTTAAAAACGGAACTTTAGTTGTAACAGATTTTCCTAATCTAGTTGAAAGCATAAATACTACAATGGATAAAAAAACAGGAAAAATAGATCGTACTATTAAAAAAACTAATGAAGAAATGATAGAGAGATCAAAACATAATTCTGGTTTATTTGATGTATCTCATACTATTGAAAAAGGAGAAGTCGAAAAGGGAGCACAAAATATAGAATTTTTAAGAAATAGAAATTTTGCAGACTATAAATTTAATCAAGGTTTTTTAAAATCTGCAGAGGCCTATGTTAAAAATGAAAAAGATGATCCAGAATACAATTTAAGATTAGAAGAACTTGATAATTATTTAAAAGAAATTCGTCAAAGAGTTAAAATAGATGGAAAATTTTTTGGTTTAGACGCAGCAATGATTGATAGTGAGACAGGTGAGTTTTTAGGGTTTAACAGACAGTTGGAATATTATGGTCTTCCTAAAATGGAAAACGGAGTCCCACTTAAAAAAGTTAAAAAAGCATCAGGTGGCGGCGTTAAGATTACTCCACTACCAAGAACTAATTTTGGTAACGGTGGTGCAACAGGCATGAGCAGTGATGAGTTTGTAAAAGAGCTAGAATATTATTTTACAAATCCTGATGCAGACTTACCAAGAGCAACAACGTTTAGAGAAACTATGAACCCAATAGAAATATTCAACGATATGATAGATCCTAGAAACTATCCATACTATGCAGACAGATTACTTAAAAGTGGTATTCGTATTGGTGAGTTTGGTTTAAGAGTTTTACCTGCTGTCGGTAAATTAATTGGTGACATTACAACAAAACCATCTGTTAAAATAGAAGATAAAACAGGAACAGGTTATATTCAAGACTACGATCAAATGCCTAAATCAAGAAAAATAAAAGGCACAGGAATATTTTCAGAATTTTTAGATAACTTAGTTGGCACAGAAATGACTGAGGGTATTTCAAAAGCAACAGGACTTGACGATTTAATTAAAATGGAAGAACAAAAAATGATGGATAGAAGAACAACTGCAGGTCCAAAAGTGTTAGCAGATACAACAACGCTTGGTATGGAATTTACAGCACCAATATTTCCTGGTTTAAAATTATTAAAAGCTTATGCAAAAGCAAGAAAACTTCCAGTCGATGACACAACAAAAGAATTATTAGAAAAAGAAATTAAGAATACTCTAGATAAAAATGGAATCAGCAGGAGAGACTTTATGAAGACTGCAGGAGCAGGAGCAAGTTTAGTTATTGCAAAAATGTTAGGGTTTGGAGACGAGTTTACAAAAGCAACAAAAGTTGTAAGACCAACAGTTGAAGAAACTGCAACAGGTGGCGTTCCTCCGTATTTCTTTGAACTTGTCAAAAAAATTAAAAAAAGTGGTAGAGCACTTGAACCTGAGTATGATCCAAGAGTCGAGAACAATATGCAATTAGGAGATTACGTTATGAGAGAGAATCTTTCTACAGGAGAGATTAGTATTCAAAAAACAAAAGAAGGTATGGTAGATACAGGTTCTGATTTTTTAGATGGAACTATTTCAGAGGAAACCATTACATATAAACCAGGTGAAGATGTAATAGGAACAGACGGCAAAACTTATAGAACACCTGACGAGTATGAAGAGTTTACCACAAAACCTGATATAAATGATGATGGTAAAATGAAAGATGTAGAACCTGGTTTAGATTCTATTGAAGAGATCATAGAGCTAATGCCAAACCAATTAAAAATGTCTGATTTAGAAAAAGCTGGCTATAATGTAGAAGCCTTCCCAGATAACATTAAACAATTATTGATAGATGACTTACAAAAGATTGACTAGAACAGTACCCCCTAAGCGAGGGCCTAACCCACAAGGGTTGAATGTTCCCTTAAAACAGGTTAAGATAATAAACCCGGAGAATATAAATGGCAGAAATAGACAAATCGTTACCAAACGTAAAAACATCAATAGAGGTTGATCCTAAAGAGGAGATAGAAATAGAACAGCAGAAAGCTGAAGAAGCAGCTGACCCTGGTGTTGAAGTTAACCCTTTAGAAGATGGAAGCGTAGAAGTAAATTTTGACCCAAGTAAAGTTAACATAGAAGGTCAACCAAATCACTTTGATAACTTAGCAGAATTACTACCTGAAGAAGTTTTAGAACCTATTGGTCAAGAACTTACACAAAATTATTTAGATTACAAAGCATCAAGAAAAGATTGGGAGCAATCTTATATACAAGGTTTAGATCTTTTAGGATTTAAATACGAAAACAGAACAGAGCCTTTTCAAGGGGCATCTGGTGCAACACACCCAGTGTTAGCAGAAGCAGTCACACAGTTTCAAGCTGGAGCATACAAAGAATTATTACCATCAGAGGGACCTGTTAGAACACAGATAGTTGGAAGACCAGACCAAGAAAAAGAAGCTCAAGCACAACGTGTTAAAGATTACATGAACTACGAACTCATGGAGAAGATGGAAGAGTACGAGCCAGAGTTTGATCAAATGTTATTTCACCTACCACTTGCAGGTTCTACTTTTAAAAAAGTTTACTACGATGATTTGTTAGAAAGAGCTGTATCTAAATTTGTACCAGCTGATGATTTAGTAGTTCCATACTCTGCAACATCTTTAAATGATGCAGAATCAATTATTCAAACTATGAAGATATCAGAAAACGAATTAAGAAAACAACAGGTTAGTGGTTTTTACTCTGATATAGATTTAGGACCTCCAGGTGCTGTTCAAAAAGATGATGTTGAAAAAAAAGAAAAAGAATTAGATGGTACTAAAAAAACTGGAAAACAAGAACCTATTTATACTTTATTAGAGTGCCACGTAAATTTAGATCTAGAAGGATTTGAAGACAAAGACGATGAATTAAATCCAAC